AGATGTATCAGATGTATCAGATGTATCAGATGTATCAGATGTATCAGATGTATTATTAATTATATCAGATGTATCATTATTCACATCATCATTTAGAGATTCATTATTATTTTGATAATCAATTTCTATTAAATTTTCACCATTATTTGTTGGTATATTATTATTTATATTATTTATTCTTTCTTGTATGTTATTATTTATTATATTTAAAAAATTATTATTATTAATTGGAGATATATCATTAATATCATCAAAAAATGTATCAATAAGTTGATTCATATTATCTCTAATTCTATTTTGATTATTTAAAATATTATTATTTAACTGTACATTTACTTCGCCTTCTTCATTTACTTCGCCTTCTTCATTTTCATGACTTTCTTCATTTTCATGACTTTCTTCACTTACTTCGCCTTCTTCGCTTACTTCGCCTTCTTCGCTTACTTCGCCTTCTTCATTTTCATGACTTTCTTGACTTACTTCGCCTTCTTCATTATTATGATTATTGGGTGAATTATTTCGGGTATTATTTTGCGTATTAATGGGTGTATTTTGATTTAGATTATATCTTCGAATAATTCTTCTTGTAAAAGGCATTTGAAATAATATATTTTCAAAATTTCTTTGATTATTTTGTGAATTATTAAAATAATTAATATAATTTTGAGTTTCTCTATCTTGAAACCATTTATTGTATTCATCAATTACTAAATTTTCTTTAAAAACATTTCCATCTTCATCTCTTTTTCTATCTAAAATTTTAATATATATTATATCATTTAATTCATGTTCTTTCATAAAATTATTTAATTTATTTTGAAATTTCAAATCATCAACTCCTAAAATATATTCTTTATTATCAATATTTATTATGGTATATTCAATATTATAAATGATTAAATTGAAAAATTTCAAAACTTCTTCTTGAATATGACCAATTTCAAAATCAATATTTAATTTTAACTGATTAGAATTTTCATTATATAAAATTTGTATATTAGATTCCATAATTTATATTAATATACTATTTTTAAGTAACTAAAAATAATTTTTTAAATTCCAACAAAATAAACATGACTGGTTATAAGGGCTTGAAAGATTATTTTTATTAATAATTTCTAAATAATATGGTTCGATTCCTTTTTCATTATAAACATCATGTAAATTAGGACATGCATAATTATTTATGTCATTACAATTTAATTTTTTCAAATTAGATCCACAATTATCACAAACACCATTGGATAATAAATTATTAAAACATTTATTACTATTAGATTGACATTCAATACAATTTTTATAATTTTGTTTCATTAATTTTAATTTTAAACAATCTGAATAGTTACATTTTTTAAAACATTCATTAAAATCTTCTTCATTTTTTAAAATATTTATTTTATAAATATTATTTTTATTTTTTAAAAATAAGTTATTAACTTCATTTCTTGTATAATTTTTAAAACTTTCTAAGTTATTATAGTGAAAAAATAATAATATGACAATTACAATTATTAATAAAATAAAATAATATTTCATTCTATTTTAATAAGAGAAAATAATTCATTAATTACATAAAGTATTTATTGGATTTTCTGGAGCATTACATTGATTTATACCAAATGAAAAACAAAATTCACATTTATCAGTAAATGAATTATAACATTGAAATTTCTTTTGACAATTTAAACATTTTTTATAATTGTTTAATTTTATTTCATAATTATTACAAATATCTGATGAACAATAATCATTACATGTTTTTCTTTTATATAAATTATCTAATTTAGTTAAGTCAGCATCATGTTTATCAAAATTTTTAATAGTTTGATAACCAATGATTGAATTTTTATTTTTATACAAGTAATAGAAAAATGAAAATAAAAATATTACAACTAAAACAATAGAGATTAAATGATGGTCTATCTTCATATAATAATTATAAATATTTTAAAAAATAATTTAAAATTGAAAAAAAAATATATTTAAAGATTAAAATATAAGTTTAACTATACAAAATGTCAGAAACCAATACTCAAAGAAAAACAATGTCAGCTTATCAACAATTAAGTGGTATAATTAATGCTCTGAAGTCAGAGGAAATCTCATTAAACGATGCTCTAAATAAAATTCAATTAAAGGAACAAAGACCATCACGACCTTATTGTAAAGTAACAGGAAGTGGTGCTTTGGCATTGTATGGAATATCTAAACAACCAATTGTTATGTATGCGGATCAGTGGTTTAAGTTTTTAAAAGTAGCAAAAAGTGATTATATTGACAATTATATTAAATACAATGAATCTAGACTTAAATTTAAAAAGAAGATGGTAAAAAAAAGTGGTGATAATGAAGAAGAGGATGAACAACTTGAGCAAGTTGAGCAAGTTGGACAACAAGAAAACAATGAATCTATTCAAGAACCATAAATTTTTTTTTTTAATAAATTAATTTAATTAATTTCTAAAAGTTTATTAAAAACTAAGTAATAAGCTGATATTCCTATAATAATAATAAGTAATAAACTCATTATGTCGTCGTTTAACATAGGACCAGATAAAGCATTTATTAAAAAGTCTTTATTAGGATTCATAGAACTAAATATTAATTGAATTACAATTAATATGACAAATAATTTATAAATATCTTTTAAAAAATTTTTATAGTTTTCATCTAAATCTAAATGCAAGTTAATAATTGCCATATATAATTATAATATATTTTTTTTAAAAATAATTTTCAACTGCAAATGTGCGTATATTTAGGTATATAAAGTTATTATTATTTATTAATAATAAATGGAAAATGAGTTGTTAAATATGTTTTTAAACAAAAAAGAAGATAGTAAAAACGCTGAAGAAAAAAGTGAAAATGAATTAAATCTTGAAGACAGATTATATTTAGTTTCAAAAAATTTAGATAATACTATTAAAAATGAATTGTATGAAAATATATTAAAAAATAAAGATTTAATCTATTTACAAGATGAGTGTGTAATAAATGATTATGTTTATGATGATGTTGAATTTATGCAAGATCATTATAATAATAACAATAATGGATTGTACTCAAAATTAAATCATTGTTCGACAAAAGTTGGTTCAATATTATTTAGAAAAATATTAACACGCCCAATAAACAATATAGATATTTTAAAAAAAAGACAAGAATATGTAAGTAAAATTTTACCAGTATATGATATTTTAAAAAAAATGATATTGAAGATTCAAGAAATTGAGAATGATTTAATATGGTTTTGGGATGATAGAAGTCTAAATCATATTGATAATATGAATGATATGATATATTTTAATTGGACTTTTATACCAGGTGTGGATATTAATTCAAAATTGAATAATAATGAATATGCATTATTGGGTTCAAACATATATAAAATAGTTGTATCACCATTTTTAACTTTCATTACACCCATAATTACATTAATAACACCATTAGTTTTGATGTTATGGTTTAATAGAAAATTACAAGGTGCCATACCGATTAAGACAATTATTTGGAATTATTTTAAAACATTATGGGGAGATGATACAATGAAAGTATTTATACAAAATCCAACCAAAGCTCAAATAGCATCTTTATTAACTAAAGGATTATATTTATTCATGTATTTTCAAAATATATATTATAGTATTCAATCATCTAGAAGTACTAATAAATTAGTTAATATAATACATGATAAATTAAATAAAATGAATACATACATTCATATTTCAAAAGATATTGAAAATATTTGTAATAAAAATGATTTATTAGATTTAACAAATTATATAGGGTATAATGAATTTTCAAATGATACAAATTATTACAAGGAAAATTATTTTTCATATAGTGTATTTTTCCAAGAGCCAGGACTTTTTACAAATAAAGGTAAAATATTAAAAACATTTAAAAATTTCAGGTATTGTAAAAATAAAATTATTGATACTTTTCAATTTAATGGAGTTATAGATATATTATTATCAATAGCAACATTATTTAAAAACAGTACTGAAAATAATCCTTATTCATTTACGAATTATAAAAATAAACTTGAGCCTGAATTAAATATAAAAGATATTTGGCATCCTTATTTAGTTGATAATAAAGTTGTTAAAAATTCAATTAAAATGAAAAATAATTTATTAATAACAGGACCAAATGCAGCGGGTAAATCAACATTTATTAAGTCAATAATAATTAATATTTTATTATCACAGACAATTGGTCTAAATAGCAGTTCTTATTTTGAGATGACACCATTTTATTTAATTGAGACATATTTACATATTCCAGATATAAAAGGGAAATCATCTTTATTTGAGGCAGAAATGATTAGGTCTAAAGAATATATTGAAAAAGTGAAAGAATTGGATACATCCAAATTTTCATTTATAGTTTTGGATGAAATATTTTCTTCGACAAATTACATTGAAGGTTTTTCAGGTGCATATTCAATATTAAAAAATTTAACAAAATATAAAAATACATTATTTATTGTGACGACACATTATACTGATTTAAATATATTAGAAAAAGATACTAAAAATAGAATTGAAAATTATAAATTTACAGTTGATTATGATAAAGATAAAAATATAATTTTTAATTATATATTAGAAAAGGGTGTTAGTTATCAATATATTGCATTAGATTTATTGAAGAATAATGGTTTTGATGAAAATATTATAAATGATGCATTAAAAATATCTAAAAAAATTTCAAAATCAAAAATAATAAAAAAATCAAAAAAAGTAAAAAAATAATTTGAATTAATTTTTTTTGAATATGTGAATTTTTATTACTAAAAATTTCTTTATTAGTAATATTTATTATGTCAATATTTTGGAATTTAGCATTGTTATTTTCATTATTTTGATATTTTTTATTTAAATCCAAATAATATGAATCAAAATAATTCATTATAATATATAAGAATAATTAATTTCGTTTAAAAATGTATTTAAATATATAATTCATAATTAAATAAATGCTATTCAATCTAATTACAATAACTTTACTTATATTATTAACTATCATACTAGTAATGCTTTATTTTATTTCAAGTGATTCTAGAAGAAATAAAAATAATATTAATATTTGTGAAAGTAATATTTTATCTTTAAAAGAAAAAATTACTTCTTTGGAAAATACAATTAATGAAATGTCTTCACAATCTCAACCTAATTTAGAAAATATTTTAAATCAATTTCAAAATTCTAATAAATTTATGAATTCAGACGACTTAATGTTTCCATTAGAAGAAGTTGATAATGATGATGAAAATGACTCAGATGAT